GGGCACCACCACCACCACCACCACCACCACCACCACCACCACCACCACCACCACCACCAGCCTATTATATTTTTTTAACCATACTTTCAAAAAGAATGGTAGACATATTGTACATGTATATTCACAACTAATTAATCGCCCTGTAAACTTTAAACTAGCACATATCAAGGATAATATGATAAATTCGGGAAGGTCCCAGTACGGTATCAGTGTAAAGGCGGATGGGGCGAGAGGATTGTTGTGTATATATAATTCGGATATACATATCATCGATAATAAAGGGTCCCGTATACATTCGAAATTGAATAACAGTGACCTACACGGAACTGTTCTTGATGTCGAGATACTGGATTCTGGGGATATATATGCATTCGACTGTCTGTGTATCAACAATCGTAATATAATGGGGACTACACTTTCAGAAAGATACAATCAACTTAACACAACAATTGATACCCTTCATGATAAAAACTCACGTATAAAATTAAAAAAACTCTTCTTTACAGGTGTTATGAGTAACGATCTTAAGAACGCTCAGAACAATGCAAACGATGAGTTTAAGACCAACAATGACGGTTTTATATTCGTAAACATGCAAGGGGGGTACAATTCGGAACAGTATAAATTCAAACCCCCCGACCAGATATCGATAGATTTTAAAGTCCGTAGGGATAATAATAAAATGTTAGAACTATATACTTTTAATATTAATACAAAGAGAGAGATAATGTACAAGAAACAAGGTTTCAAGAACCCTATTAAGCCACCCCCAGATAATATAGATTACGGTAAGATAAATGATGATGATATAGTAGAATTCACTTACGTAAAAGGATCCCTACAGTTCTATAGAAACAGGACACAAAGTGATGGAAAGAAATACCCAAATAAATCTAATGTTGTAGACGACAACTGGTACGATATGATTAACCCGATGCCAATAGAAGCAGTATTTACACATATACAAAACATACAGGGGGATACAATCGATGATTATTTCTATATTATTGGGGAACATATAGCGGAGTACTGTGTGAAAGACTACAATGAGGGTTTAATAAGTCTTTCCCAAAACCTAAGTATATGCTGTTTAGGGTCAGGTTTTAGTATCGAACAGCCCTGTGTAAAAAATACGGCTGAATTTTTGCAGACACATCTAACAAGACTGCTACTTATCGATCCCAACAAAAATATGTACACTCAAGTAGAGAAGGATATAAAAGAAATTATTTTAAATGGTGATAAACAAGTTAATATTAGACTCATGGAAGGTAAAAACTACCTAAATGAGATAGACGTGGCAGGGGTCGTTCGAGAAGAATCATATAACATTCTCACATTGTACTATACTCTGAATAGTATATCGTCTGTAAAAGATATACACCTTCTATGCCGTACTCTCAATACTCTAGTCTACACTAAAGATTCTTATATAACCGGTTGTTATATGGTAATGGGAGATGATATGCAGATTGGTAGTAGTACCCATCTTAAGAAAATAGATGATAGGAAGTATAGTATTTCTCAAGGCGAAGAGAAGGAACAAACCCTCTATGTTGCACAGTTCCAGGTATTTAAGATAGAAATGGAGAGGTATGGATTCGAAGTTATTGTGGACATAAAGATAAATGGTATTATCCAGTATTTTTCTCTAAAAAGGAAAGAAAATCGCTATGAGAAAAAGATTTTACTGCATGTGGATACAGTACAACTTCTCGATTCCAATATTTTCGATACCGATAGTAAAAAGAGTGTAGAGTTGTACAGGACGGGTGTCCCTCCCGACGGATCTTGTCTGCTACATAGTATCCATAAAAGTCTAGATAATAATACTAACGAAGATGTGTATAGAGAGAAAGCTACACAGTTGAGACGAAAGTTGGTGGAATATATAGAGAGAAATCCAGAGGCTGTTACAGAAAAATACAAACTGTTGAAAAAAATGCATATAAAGAATTATGGCACATTCCTAGGACTAAAAGAAGTACAGTTTATTATGGATTTTATGAAGGTAAACATTATTTTCATTAACGACTCTACCAGAACATTTCTAGTTCCTTCTGGGACATTTACATTCGATCGATCGAACAAATATATACTGGTATACCATATCGATAGTATACATTTCGAGCCGCTTCATATAAAAACAGAAGATGGTGGAGATAAGTATGTGTTCACTGGTTCGGACCGTATTATAGAACAGATGCTGTTGTACACAAGGGTAAACTTCCAGAAGAAAGATACCCATACCAAGAAGGTATCTGTACGTGCGCTAGAATACATGAGGAAGTACCACAATAGTGAAAAATCAACTCTCATTAAGGACAATGTGAAAAGGGGTTGTACAGTATTGGATCTAGGTTCTGGGAGGGGTGGGGATATATTCAAGTACATCAGACAACAACCATCCAATCTACTACTACTAGAACCAAACGAAGACAATTTTAAAGAAATGAAAAATAGGATCGTAGAAAACAACTGGGAGAAAAAGAACCCTAATATGAAATTCAATCCCTTTATAGCAGAGGCACAGCAGGTGGATGATATCCTAAGAGAGTTAGGCTTAATCCAACCCCCTACAAAAGCAGATGTGATCTCGATGTTTTTTATCCTGACATTTTTCTTCGATAGCGAAGAAACCCTCAATAGACTGATTAATACCCTCAAAACTACAATTAATCCTGGCGGTAAGGTAATTGGTACAACGATGGACGGTAGACTGACGTATGAGTATCTAAAAGGACGTTCAGTCATAGACAACGCATTTTACCAGATCACCAAACACTATGACGATAGGAAGGCTGTCACACATTCCTTTGGTAATGACATAACAATCAATATCAATGAGTCTATAGTGAAGGAACAGAAGGAGTATCTAGTTGATTTTAATTTATTTATTTCTAAAATGGAAGAGGCTGGCTTCGAGTTGGATACATGCCACCCCTTTAATTATAGAACTGAAAATGGACCCGTTAAGGACCTAAGTAACTTGAACCGGGTTTTCAGTTTCAACCATATAGTGTAAAGGAGTAAAGGAAAGTAATATGTTTTTTTATACCCCTCCACCTTTTATATTTATAACAAACATTACCAACATCTTTTTTGTATAAGCTGTGTACAAAAAAATGTACAAAAAAATGTACAAAAAAAATGTACAAAAAAAAGGTCCAAGAAGATACATCAGACGGACACACCGAATAAAGCCAGAGTTAGTTTAATTTTGATAATCTTCACATCATTACTCCAGACACTATACACAATTCTGTAGAGAAAAAATGGAAAAATTAAATCCTTCTATGGTATATACCGTTAAAGGCTATGTAGGAGACATAGTATGCACCCGCGAGGATGGTAGTATCGAGTATCACCGTCAAGATTGCAAAGAACTTCAGCACTATACCAACATTCAGGTGATCAACAGATTTATGATATCGGGAGAAACCCTCTTCTCGAAGGGACTCCTCTCCATAGAAGGAAACACCCCAAGAGTTGTTCTTATTGGGAGTATGAAAAAAAAATTCAGAGGGTGTAGAAAATTCAATTCTCCCTTAGACATGTGGGACACGTCGAGGGTTACTGTTATGAGTGGTATGTTTGCTTACGCTGTAGCCTTCAACCAACCCCTCAAAGGGTGGGATACCAGTCGGGTTACTGATATGAGTTGTATGTTTTGTTACGCAGAATCCTTCAACCAATCTCTCCAGGGATGGGACACTAGTAGGGTCATAGACATGGCACAGATGTTTTATGGAGCCTACACATTTAACCAGTTCCTGGATAGTTGGGACATTGATAACGTCATATACATGTCACAGATGTTTACAGAATCCCATACCCCTAACAGACCCTTCAAGAGTCGTGGTGATATTAGTCAGATTGTCTTGTATATTAATAATCAGTAGGCGTAAACACTTTCATTTATACAAATGGAACTATAAATTATTTTTGATTTTATTTCCTACTCTTAGACTTTTTAAACTATCATAAGTGGGAGTTTAAAAATGCATCCCGATCTAGTGAGTACTGTCCGCCACTATATGGGGGACATATTGTGTACCCGCGGGGATGGTGGTATCGATGGTCGCCTCCACGACTATACAGAACTCCAACCATATACCCATATCCAGGTTATCACCAGATTCACGATTCGAGAATCAACCCTCTTCTCGAAGGGACTCCTCTCCATCGAAGGAAACACCCCAAGGGTTGTTTTGGTTGGGAGTATGAAGAATAAATTCAAGGGGTGTACAAGATTCAATTCACCTCTAGACCAGTGGGATACTAGCCGGGTCACAGATATGACGGATATGTTTGCGATAGCCTCCGCCTTCAACCAACCCCTCGAGGGGTGGGACGTGAGCGGGGTCACTAATATGGATTGTGTATTCTCTAGAGCCACCGCCTTCAACCAGCCCCTCGGGGGGTGGGACACTTCAAGGGTCACTAAGATGTCCTTTATGTTTGCGGGAGCCTCCGCCTTCAACCGCCCCATCAAGGGCTGGAACACTTCAATGGTCACTAAGATGGATTGTATGTTTGAAGGAGCCACTGCCTTCAATCAGTCCCTCGAGGGCTGGAACACGTCTAGGGTCACTGACATGTCCTATATGTTTTCTAGGGCCTCAAACTTCAATAAACCTATCGGGGAGTGGAATACTAGTCAAGTTACTACTATGAATAATATGTTTACTGAATCAAAAGCCTTCAACCAGCCGATCGAAGGGTGGAATACTAGCAGGGTCACTGATATGGGTTGTATGTTCGAAGGAGCCTCCAACTTCAACCAGCCCCTCAAAGGGTGGGATACGTCAGGAGTCACTAATATGGATTGTATGTTCATGAATACATCCACCTTCAATCAGCCCCTTGACAAGTGGGATATTTCCAGGGTCACTATTATGCGTTGTATGTTTGATAGAGCTACAGCCTTTGAGAACTTTAGACCTACTAATTTATGCGAATTTGGATGGTGAATTGTATGTGACTCAATTTATCATTATCTATATATAGTAAGGTATAATTTCTAGAGTAGATTACAATATACCGTATAATTTTTGATGTTCTTTTCTACTCTTAGACATTTTAAATACACAAACACACGGGTATCTAAATGTACTCCGATCTAGTGAATACTGTGTCCCACTATATGGGGGACATCGTGTGTATCAGACGGAACGGTGGCATCGAGTACCACCCGCACGACTATACAGAACTCCAGCACTATACCCATATCCAGGTTATCAACAGATTTACGATATCGGAAGAAACTTGCTTCTCGAAGGGACTCTTCTCCATCGAAGGAAACACCCCAAGGGTTGTTTTGGTTGGGAGTATGGAGAATAAATTCAAGGGGCTTACAATATTCAATTCACCCCTAGACCAGTGGGATACTAGTCAGGTTACTAGTATGCATGAAATGTTCTGGGGGGCCGACGCCTTCAACCAGCCCCTTCAGGAATGGGATACCAGTCGGGTTACTAATATGAGTGGTATGTTCTATGGCACCACACCCTTCAATCAGCCCCTCGAAAGGTGGGAGACTAATCTTGTTACCACAATGTCCTATATGTTCGATGCCGCCAAAGTCTTCAATCAGCCCCTCGAGGGGTGGGATGTATCGAATGTCACTGACATGAGTTGTATGTTCTGTGCTGCATACGCCTTCAACCAGCCCCTCGAGGGGTGGGACGTGTCCAAGGTCACTTACATGAGTTGTATGTTCTGTGCTGCATACGCCTTCAACCAGCCCCTCGAGGGCTGGAACACCTCAAGGGTCAAGACCTTATCCTATATGTTCTATAGAGCTCTCGCTTTCAATCAGCCCCTCGAGGGGTGGGATACTTCTAGAGTCACGAATATGTCATGTTTATTCTGGGGCACCCTCGTCTTCAATCAGCCTCTCGAAGGATGGGATACTAGCCAGGTCACAAACATGTCCTATTTGTTTGCAGAAACCGCCGGCTTCAATCAACCCCTCAACAGGTGGGATACGTCGAGAGTAACAAATATGCGTGGCATGTTATGGGACGCAACTGCCTTCAACCAGCCCCTCGATGAATGGGATACTAGCCAGGTCACTAATATGTCTTATATGTTCTACAATGCAGAAGCCTTCAACCAAACCCTCCAGGTGTGGGACACTTCCAATGTCACTAATATGTCCTATATATTCTCTGGGAGCCCCATTATTGACGTATCCCACCAAGGGTGGGATACGTCAAGGGTCAATACTATGGGTGATGATATGTCATACTAATCTACCCCCTAGTCATATACCAGTGTGACGTATGTAGTTGAAATGACGTTAAAGATTGAATGTACTTTAGAATATATGATTCAAAGCCTTCACTGTGTCTTCGAAATGGAAACACTTCCAGGGTCTTAAATAGTAGGTGTATCTGCAATATTCTACACAGTCAGTAGGCACAATTGATTGATGTGAAACTGACTTTACCTTTTAGAATGGATTAAAAAACCTTTTCTACTCTTAATTTTGATGTTTTTCTACTCTTAGATCATTTTAAATATACACAAGTGGTGCTTATAATGTACTCCGATCTAGTGGCTACTGCTACCCACTTTATGGGGGACATCGTGTGTACCCGTGAAGATGGTACTATCGATTACCACCCCCACGACTACAAAGAACTCCAACCCTATACCCGCATCCAGGTTATCAACAGATTTACAATATCCGAAAAAACTCGCTTCTCGAAGGAACTCCTCTCCATCGAAGGAAACACCCCAAGGGTTGTTTTGGTTGGGAGCATGAAGAGTAAATTCAAGGGGTGTAAAAGATTCAATTCACCCCTAGACCAGTGGGATACTAGTCGGGTGGTCGATATGAAGGGAATGTTTTGGGGTGCCGCATCCTTTAATCAGCCCTTGGAGGGGTGGGACACTTCAGGGGTCACTAATATGGATTGTATGTTCCAATGTGCCGCATCCTTTAACCAGCCCCTCGAGGGGTGGGACACTTCAGGGGTTACTAGTCTGAAGGATATGTTTTCAGGAGCCACCACCTTCAACCAGCCCCTCGGGGGGTGGGACACTTCAGGGGTTACTAATATGAAGGGAATGTTTTCAGGAGCCTCCACCTTCAACCAGCCCCTCGGGGGGTGGGACACTTCAGGGGTTACTGACATGTCCTGTATGTTCCGATGTACCACCGCCTTCAACCAGCCCCTTGAGGGATGGGACACTTCAGGGGTCACTAATATGGATTGTATGTTCTATATAGCCATATCCTTTAATCAGCCCCTGGAGGGGTGGGACACTTCAGGGGTCACTAATATAGGTAGTATGTTCGAAGGAGCCTCCAACTTCAACCAGCCCCTCGGGGGGTGGGATACGTCGAGAGTTGCTAATATGGATAGTGTGTTTTCTTATGCAAAAGCTTTCAACCAGCCCCTTGAGGGATGGGACACTTCAAAGGTCACTGACATGTCCTATATGTTTTCAGGAACCACCGCCTTCAACCAACCCCTCGAGGGATGGGACACGTCGAGGGTCACTGATATGGATAGTATGTTCGAAGGAGCCTCCAACTTCAACCAGCCCCTCAACAGGTGGGATACGTCAAGAGTCACTAATATGGATTGTATGTTCATGAATACATCCGCCTTCAACCAGCCCCTCGACAAGTGGGATATTTCCAGGGTCACTATTATGCGTTGTATGTTTGACAGAGCTAAAGCCTTTAAGAACTTTAGACCTACTAATTTATGAGAATTTGGATGGTGAATTGTAAAATGATGTATGTATATACACACTATAATTATCAGTATCCTGTATTTCTCAATTCGCAAACATTTGTCACACTCATAAATTGTCTATCCAACAGACAAATATAAAGTTTATTATTTTTGATCCTTTAATCATCATTTCCATTTCATCTGTAGTATACATAGAAAGGATTTGAAATGATGATTGCAAATACCTGTATAAAGAATCGGAGCGAGTTTGGGTACAGCAGTAGTATCCTAAAGAGTGGGGTATGTAAATATTTTAGGAGAGGCGAAAGAGAAAAATTCAAGTGGTGTGTAATGGAAATGGCTAAATTCAATGATATTGCGGATGGGAACCAGGCGGCCAAAGCGATTGTTACGAATTTGCTTAATAGATTAAAGATATTGCTTATGGAAGAATTGAGTTGTCTTGAAGTTGATAAGATATATAATGGGATTTGTTTGTTAAGAAATTATGATGCGAATAGAAATGATAAAGAACTGTTGTTGAGGTTCTGCGATACTGTATGCGAATCTAAGAGAAATAGAGCGACGAGTTATGTAAACAACTGGTGGAGAAACAAGGATATGGATGTAAAAAAAATGGAAATAGCTAGGGTAGAAAAATACAGAAAAAAGGGGGACAGCGATGAACTGCTGGTTCTAGGTGAGATTCTGATTGAATATATTGAAAAAAAGGACGAAAAGATGTTTGGTATATTTATGAAGATGGTGGCATTAAAGGGAAAAAATGGCTTGAGATATAGAAGGAGAGATGGGGATTACTTGTGGTGGGAGATAATGGATAGCTACATTGACGATGAAATTGTAAAGCAGATCTGGATTTTTGCTCTGGATAGGTATATGGTAAAAGGTATGAAGGAACGGTATTATTTCGGTATATGGATTGGGTTAATGGTCTGGAAAGGGTCTTCACATGACGGGTCTTCACATGACGGGTCTGGAAAAAAATATGATGTGGATAAATATTATAAGCATATGAAATATTTAAAAATGGATGATTATGTCGTAAATGATTTTCATGTCAATAAAAAGTTTGGACTGGAAGATTTTGCTGTACACGGAGCTTTTGTCAAAGATGAAGACTTGAATATATTGGGGGAGAATGGGAAAAAATACAAGGATTATTACATTGAAATTAAAAAGAGTATGGATGAGGAAAAAAGGTTGAGTTAAATTGTATAACAATGTATAACAACGAAATGAGTAATGTGGGAAAATTTATACTAAAACAATTTATACTAAAACAATATATAAAGGTATAATATCTGTATATTATACCTTTACACCTTTATTATGTTTGACTGTTTGCAAAAACTTAAAGACCTAGGTTACTATCCCGACACCATACTTGATATAGGAGCACATTATGGGAATTGGACTAGAAATATGTTGCACATTTACCCAGACTCATCCTATTATTTATTTGAAGGGATAAATTATGATGAACTAAATGAATTTCGGAACAATCCAACGATTTCTGTTAGAAATGAATTATTAAATGATAAAGAAGATGAGGTAGATTGGTATGAGGAAAAAAATACGGGAGACTCCTTCTTCAAATAAAGAACTAAGTACTTTGAACACACCAAACCGATAAGGAGAACAACTGTAACTTTAAATTCGATTATAGAAAGAGATGGAATTCTGAAGGATAGTAAAAAGGTATTTATTAAAATAGACTGTCAAGGGGCAGAAATACCAATATTAAGAGGGTCCAGTACAATACTGGATAGAACGGATTTTATAGTTATTGAAATGCCTCTGTTTGGGCAGTATAATGAAGGTGTTCCTAATTTTTCAGAACATATTAAATTTATGGAAGAAATTGGATTTATCCCATACGATGTAGTAGATAATCATTATATTAATGATTTTAATATGCAAATTGATATGTTATTTATAAATAAAAGGCACGAATTTAATGTTACGGTTCAAGAAAAATTATATTGAGTAGTGCCATTACAAAAATAATAGAATAGTACAGATTATTTGGATAGGATATAGGATAGTTATTTTTATTAATAATCACGTGATTATCAATAAAAATAACAAAATATACCAGATAATAATCAATCTAGTTTTTTAAAGGATTCTATAGAATAGAAGGAGTAGTGTGTGTATATATATATATATATATATATATATATTAATATATTATAT